ACCCTCAAGGTTAAATAGTCTTTGATTCTTTTCGTTTTGCCAGTTTGTCAAAGCAGCTCCATCCCCTGCAGCAAGCTGTGCCATTGTATCATACCCCTCAACATAAGCTTTAGCTCCTGCCATCATACCAGTCGCTCCGCTTGAAACTGTTCCTCTAAACGTAGTAAACTCTTGTTCACTTATGTCACCTCTCTTGAGCTGATTCATTTTGTCAAGCATAGCTTTTGATATTAATGTAGTATACTCACCCATAAATTGTTGATACCTAGTATCTCCACCCATAGGTCTTTCCATTAACATCTTAGTGAACTCCTTCTGGTCTTCTGCTATCTTATCTCTACGACCTTGCCTATCTCTTTCAATGCCTTTTAAAGACTCATTAGCATCTCTTGTAATCTGACCCCAGTCTACCTGGGTAGGCTTATCGTCTCTTATATATCCAAATCCTACTGCCATATCTTAACCTTCTGGGAATATTGTACTATAATCAATGTTTTTACCGCTTAAAAAATCTCTACCAGCTTGTACATCATCTTTTCTCTTAGCAATTCTTTTAGCTCTTCTTCCCAGTCTACCTTCTCTACCTGCGGCAGTATCAGCATATAAACCTCTACTCTCCATAGCACCTAAACCAACATCAACTAAACCTTGAACTCCTGCTTGCATGGCTTGAGCTCTCGCTGCTCTTGCGTCAGCTGCTCTCATTTGTTGTCCTTGCACTTCTCCTAAATCTAACCCTACTCTCTGAGACTGTAAGTTTACATCTTCTTGAGCTTTTAACAGGTCTAAGTCAGCCATTTCTTGAGCCATATCTGCACGTACCTGAGCCTGAGCTGCTTGTTGAGCTTGCACAACTCTACCTGCTGTAGCAGCTGCACCCCTTGGGTCGCCCTCTACACCCGCCTGAAGTGCTGATGCTCCTTGTTGTAAAAGGGCCTCTCTTTCAAGTTCATAAGGTTCTTTTGCAATAGATAAACCACTTAACATGTTTACCTCTAATTTTTTCTTTGCTTCTGCTAATGCTTTGGCTGCTGCTTTGTTTGCGTCACGCTCAGCTTGAGCTTGCTTACCTGCCTGAATAAAGCTGAAAGCTGAACCAGCTGCTGACATCCCCAATGCTGCTATAGTTGTAAATGCTGCCATATTATATTTTTTTTATCATTTCGTGTGTGTAAGAATCTCCCTTTATATATCCTAATTCTTCGTATGTTTTACTTAAACCTTCATGTCTTAAAAGCGCATATATATAAACACTTCCATTTTCCTGACAGATGTTTGTTAGAACAGCTATCAAAAACTTAACCGCCTCGTGTCTTAACTGGGTGTCCTCTATTTTTTTGTCGGATATAATCCAGTCTACCCACGAAACTTTTGAGTTGGTCATATACATAAAACCAGCGCAAATAGGCTGGTCATTGTGTGTAACCATTACTCCTCCTACTCCATCGTTTGGTAAAAAATCTTTAGGCGGCGGTTGCCAATCCCAATCTTTCCACCATCCTACCAAAACATCCTCATAATCTGAAGGATTTAATTCTTTTATATTAAAGTCCATTCTATGCAAAGATACTAATTTTTACGGATAGCTTTTCATTACATCGCTCTCTACCGCAAACAATTCCGTAGCTTGAGTATTAAAGTTAGTTATAGTAAATATACAATAATGTCCTAGTAAACCATGAGACTCAGCCTCAGAACTTTTAATAAACATAATGTATGGGTCATTTAGCGGAAATGTAACAGTTCCTTCTGATGTTGTACTAACTATTAATTTATTAATACCACTCTGTAAGTCTACGTTTATTTGAGTAACTACACCCCCATAATTTAATTCTGTATAAGAAGGGAGAGAATGGTATATATAATCACCTACACTTATAATGCTTCCTATAGATACTAGTGGGTTAGTAGAAAAACTCAAGGTAGTTGTGCCCTCTGTTATTTCAACGTTAGATGTTTTACCAATACCGTTTGCGCTTCTTGTTGCATATTGCCCCTCAAGCGCTGGAACTTTTCCTTCTTGTCTTAAATAAGCAAAGTAAGAACCTTCTTTTTTAACAAACCATGAATCCCTCATATATCCATTAATCTGTATATCAGTCTCCAAATAAGCTTCCCAAGCATTGTCTGATTCTAAATTCAAAGTTTTAAATATTTTGTTTTCAAGAGGGTTTTGATTAAAAACAGTTGTAATAGAAGAGTGATATTGAGCTCCATAGTAATTGTTTCTTAGCTCATTTACATTGTGTTGAAATAAATTTCCCCCATTAAAAGTATAAAAATAGTTATTCATTCCTATCATATACTCTGGTATATAAGAATAAAACGAAGGCCAACCTTGCGCGCTCTGACTATAAGATAAAGTCCATTCAGTTTTTACAGGTGAAGGTATAGGTGGTACAACACTTGTAGGAGCTGGAGTAGGTGTTGAAGGCGCTACTGTTGGCACAAAACTAGGAGTGTCACACTCAGTAGAAAACCTTAAATTGTTCAGACCCCCCATGTAATCACCATTTGTATTTTCAGGATATAAAGTTTGGTAGCTTATACTGTTAAAATTATTATTAACCACGAGCGTTATCGTGCCAGAATAAAAATCATAAGTGTTTCCGTCTAAACCTGTGCCTCTTTTTTCAAGTTTAGTTCCAGTGTATGAAATTAAATTTTCAACTCCATTGTTCAAAAAGGCAATTGGCCACCTTTCTGGTACACCTTCAATATTATACACCCCAGTGTTAACATTGTAAACCCCGTAACGAGCGCCTATTATATAAAACCTAGGAATGGTAGTTCCACTTAACAATTCTACTGGGTCGGTGACATTTAATTCATTATTTCCTATCAAACACAAAGATGGAATTTCAGGGTCTGTTGGAGGAGGTGCAACAGGCGCGACTGTTGGTGTTAAAAACGTTGCACAATCAAGACAATCAGAAAAAACCATAATTCCTCTTATATCTAAACTAGAAGAGTTGGTTGTTGACACTCCATTATGCCAACATATTCCATTGTAAGCAACTGTAGGTTGCCAATTATAATTAATATCTCCTCTAAAAATTACTTTTTGACTAGCATTGTTACAGTTTTCATATTCATAATACTCATAACCAACAAGAGCTCTGGGGTCTCCATCTCCACACCTTGTAAAACATTCTATATCTTTTGTATCCCATTCACCTGTTATTGAATTTCTTTGTATATATTCCTTGACTGGAAGTGGGTCAGATTTAACACAATATACTTTAAACTCGTTTGGATTTAATTCTATTGTTGTTTCATTCCCATCACAACAAACTATATTCCAAGAACAAGTTGTAGGACCTTCTGTAAGATTTCCCCTATTTCCCGCTGCCTCTAAGTCACATGAAAAACGTACTGATTTACATTCCATAAACTATTTATTAATGTACAAATTTACAAATTATTTACTTGACTTTTAATCCAAGCGTAAGTTAGAGCTACCCCTTCTTTTAGAGGACGTGCATATTCAACTAAATTTACTTTATGCTTATATAAATTATTATTACTATTACGGCCGCGCACTCCCAACGGTCCGTCTATATGTAGTTTATTTAATTTTTTACCATCAACCTCGCAAGCATAATCTACCAATTGGTTTATTGTAACCATTTCTTCTGAACCTATATTGACAGGACCTTCAAACCGAGAATTACAAAAATCTATTGTGGCTTTTATACAATCATCTATATAAAGAAAACTTCTTGTCTGCTCTCCATCCCCCCATATTTCTATCTCTCCTTTACTCATTGCTACTTTTCTACACATAGCAGCTGGCGCTTTTTCTTTACCACCCTGCCATGTACCTTCTGGTCCAAACACGTTATGGTATCTTGCTACCCTAACTTTAGTTCCGCTATCTCTTGCTAAAGCAGCATACAATCTCTCACTAAATAATTTTTCCCATCCATACTCTGAGTCTGGATTTGCCGGGTAAGCTGAAAATTCTTCGCAGTTTGGATTGTCGGCATCCATCTGATTATGTTCAGGGTATATACACGCGCTGCTGCTAAAAAAAACCATAGGTATGTTTTTTTCTTTTATTATACGCGCTACATTTAAATTTATAGTAGCACTGTTAAGCATTACGTTTAAATCATTTTCACCTGTAAATATATAACCTGCTCCTCCCATATCAGCAGCCAACTGATATACTTCATCCGTATCTTCTGCTATACACTTATTTAAATCTTGATAATTAGTTGCATCTAATTTACAAAACTCGTCTGCTTCTGTTGCGCTAAACTCAGGAAGCTTTACATCAATTCCCGTAACGTAGTTACCCATTAATTTTAATTTCCTAACTAAATGTGAGCCAATAAAACCGCCAGCCCCTAATACTATAATTTTTTTCATAACTTATAATTTAAAATATACTTTTTCCATTGAGATGCTTTTTTAGGAGAATTAAATGTATCAAAATACTTTACAATATCCCTATCGTAACCTGAAAGCTGAACATCTTCTGACACCAGTCTCCTATATTTTTCTTCGCTACCTGGTAAATTGTTTCTGTAACAATGCCAAACTAAAGCTTCCTTGCTATAAATAACTTTATGATTGTACATAAAAGCTAAACAACAAATAATTTCTTGGTCAAGAAAAGGGTGTAAATAATGATTGTATGTAGACAATTGATTAAACATTCCAGTTGAAAAAATATTAGCTCCACTAACAACAACAGTTTCTTTAAATTCTTCTTCGCAATGCTCACCTATACCTTGTATTAAAGATTCTTCTGTTATGTTTTTTGGAACATTAAAAGTATTAATTTCTCTCATCCCGGTATAAGTATCATAACTTTCTTCAAAATCAAAGTGAGGCGGAAAACCTGTAAGTACTATGTTTTCTTCAAATGACAAATATTTTTCTATATATGTTGTGTCCCAATTTTTTTTAAATCTAGAATGACTATCAATAGTTAAACTAAAATCTTCGCCTTCATATAGATTTTTATTTATTTCGTTTCTATGCCAACTAGTTCCTTTGCTTTTACTAAAATGTCTAAAAGTGTATTTAATATTTCTATAAGAATCAAGTTTATTGTTATGAGAATCATCTTGTTCGCTAACTCCTATAAATATATTATCTGGGTTTTTTGCCTTATCATAAGCATCTTCAATGGTATTAACCAAATCAGGGTCTCTATAGCTTGCAATATTTATAAATATTTTATACATCCCAATAATATGAATACAACTTATCCCATCCCCAATCTTCTTCAACCCATGGATATTTTTTATACTGTAAATTTTTTCTACTAAAATTATTTCCAACCCTAGGGTTTGTTAAGTTACCCATGCTTGCACGATTGACATGAATGTAATCCGAAAAAGTGGAAAGCTTACTGCCTAAAAATTGTAACGAATTACTACATATAACCTGGTCTAATATAGTAGCATCTAATCCTGATAGGTTCGCAAAAAAATCATTTAAAAAATAAATTTTATATTTTTCTTTTAAAAAATCAAATATAGATTTATCTTTTTCATCGGTTGCTATGTACAAAGGTAAGTCTTTTATAAATAAATTTTTTTCTAAAAACAAAGGTATTTGACTTAGAAGACCTACGGTTTCAGGGCGTGTGTTTATAAAATCACCACGCCTAATATGTAAAGAATTAAATCCTTTTAATTTTTTGAGCACAGGAACTACTGCTTTGTTGTATTTTTTTTTAAACTTAATACCTTTTAACATTTTTTTTCTTAGTTCTTTGCTTTGTTTATCAGATGAACAATAAACACTGTGGTAAAAATGACCAAACAAATTTCTAGGAAAATGAATAAATTTGTCTTTATAGTTTAATGAATAAGGCTTTCTTTCTTGACTAAATTCTTTAAAGTCATCTAAATTTTTAATTTCATTATATAATGTAAAGCCTATACAGCTAGGTAAAGGATGTAATTCTTTGTATTCGTCTGTAAATGTTAATATTTTAGCCACGTTTTCAATACCATAAAAATAAGTTAATCCTTTATCTAGAGACCTGTATTCTGGAACATCATAATACTTAACACAATTAAATGTTGACATAAAGACTTCTTCATCCCATATATCAAAAATGTCGACATAAGTTTCTTTTTTATCCCAAGGATTTATAGCATTAAAATATATTCCAGGAGGTATTATAAATTTTCTGTTTGTAACTTCTGATATAGATAAAGCAATTTCAAGCGACATCCTTACGTTGGCATAACCAGCCCACCAAGGTTCGCTTGATATATACTTATTCGACATAAGCCCAATCTTTTAATTTATAATGAACGTAAAAGTTTCTGAAATAATTGCCACCAAAATTTTCTAATCTTCCGTGTTCACAAACTGCTGACTCATATAGTATCATATCTCCTGGCTGTGCATACACTTTATACCATTCTCCATCGTGTCCTTGAATATCTAAAGGCCAATCATCTGCATATTTTTTATTTTGACATCCGCACGTTAAATCTTTATCAACTATAATTATAGATGAAATATGATGTGTAGCAATTCTATCAACATGAGAGGCTAAAACCGCTCCTTTTTTATAAGAACGTATACCATATATGTATGAAGCCTGTAAAGGTTCTTTAATCCAATCCTCATGCGTAGAAAGAAGCTGTTCGTGTATAATACTTTTTACACTAGAAAGGTGGTCAAAAGACATAATCTCTGAATCGCCAGAGGTTATGATATCTTCTTTGCCTTCAAATTTTTCCACTGTACTTTTTTCTTTTAAAAGCTCATAAGACTCTCTAATTAAATCCCATGTTTTGCTTGGGCATTTTATAAGAGTAAAACCATTTTCACTAAATGTAGGAAAATCATCTTTACTACTAAATTCTTTTTTTACAGTTTTAGTGGATTTTGATTGATTTGCTTTTATTATATAAGATTTGTTTTCAAGCTCTTCTACGGTTTCTTGAGCATCTTGATTTACTTCTACTTTTTTAACAACATTTTGTTTGGGTGTTTTTAAAGATTCATTATATAACCTTTCATCTCCAATCCCATCCCATTTTTTTTCTCTCCACCAAGATGTTACAATATATTTTTTACCTAAATCTACCTCAACACCTTCATGCAGATATTTATCTTGAAGTTTCCCATCTTCCATATTACGCCACCATATAGCCATTCCTGGTTCAGGTTCTACAATTTTGTTTAAAGTAGGAAAGTTTGTACCCCCACCTTTCTCTACATTATTCAAATATATCATTAGAGTGTGCGTCCTATTGCCGGACGCTTTACAGTGCATATCATAAGCAGGTCCAGTAAAAAAATCATTGTGTGGTTTAAAATATTCTCCTGGTTTATATACCTGTCCCTGTAACGCTTCCCCTTTTTCTATATTTAAATTTAATTCTAAAGCTATTCTCTCATGTATATCTTTCATAAGAGGGTGATGCATATCTAAATTAGATGTGCTTGAAGTTCTGTGATTAGTAATTGAGGCTCTTTCATCTCCAGACGCTACAACTGAAGACCTGGAGTTATTGGATTCAATCATTTGTATCAACACCTCGCATTCAGCGGGTGTTAAAAAATGTTTTATTTCTTGCATTAGATTTAATTAAATTAAAATTAAAGTTACCAATAAAATATTAAATTTCAAAAGATTAAGGACACGGGGTACATAAAGTGGTAAACGTTGAACCATTCCAAAGTCTTTCATTTCCACCAATGCTCACGTATGCAGCTGAGGTATATATTACGTTACACCCAGATGTAGTTCCATAATAAACTGTTGCTGTACACAAATCACTGGTGTCAAAATAATGAGTATCAACTCTAGTTGACTGACAAGCATCTGCTCCTGAAATAGTACTCCTACTTCCTGTTAACCCAAAACAATTAATTGTTGGCGCAACAGTTGGTGCTGCAGTCGGCGCAGGTGTTGGTGCAACAGTTGGTGGTGGTGGAGCAGGTTGTGATGGAGCTGGTGTTGGTTGAGTGTTAACACATGTTGTACAATCGACATAAGCAGTAACATAAGCATTTGAATTTATTGTTGCTGGAACATCCTCTATTATATAACAGAAACCATCAGGCATTAAAACGGATTGTCCTATATTAAGTATTGTAGAAGAAACGATTTGTGTATAAACAGGTGTGCCGACACTACAAATACTTACTGAGTAATAATAATTTGAAACCACTGGAGTAGGTGTTGTTGGAGGATTAGTTGGAGCAACTGTTGGTGAAGCTGTAGGCACTACTGGAGTACAAGAATTACAATCTGTGTTTACTGATAACACAGTTGAACTACAATCTGAAATTGTGTTTACTGCTTTAATTTCCCAACATTTAGTTCCATCAAATCCTGGACTACATGAACCTCCAGTTCCTCCGCTTAATTTTAAAGCTAATCCTATAGCGTTTGTTCCAAACGTTCCATTAACGGTTACATAAGCACGTGAGCCTGGACCTGGATTATTACAATCTTCTACTTCAATATTGGTAGTAGGAGCAGCTGTTGGAGCAACTGGCGCTGTTGTTGGAGCGACCGCACATGTAGTTATAGTCTGAACAACACCTGATGAATTAATTAAATATTTATCATTTGAAGGTTGTGGTAAAAGACCTAAAGTGTTTGAAATACTATACCATTCAAAACCTCCGTTAAATACTGTAGTTTTTGAAGAGTTAGCATATAATGTATCTCCAACTATAATTTGACCAACCGTTGCTCTATCAGAGAATACAAAGTAATCTGTTCTAGCATTACAAGCCGCAGCTTCTGTATATCCTTGTTGTGGTAAACCATTAATAAACATTGATGGGTTTTCACAATCAAAACAGTTATTAAAGCTTGTTAGAGACTCAACATCAATTGTTGTAGTTTGAGTTGTAGTTACCGGACTAGAGTAACAAATATTATTATATTCAACAAAACTAGGGAAGCTAGCGGTTGTAGTAAGTTTTCTAAACACTTGCGTTGTAGACGTTTGACATTCAGTATACTCAGCGTAATCATATTGTGGTACTGCCCCACAACCACTACAACTTGAATCTATAGTGTTTAGTGTTACATTAGAATCATGATAAATAGAAGCGTCATCTACAATTTCCCAACATGTTGTGCCAGTAAATTGAGGGTTAGGACTACTAGCTGGACCTGTTATTTTTATAGAATTACCATTTGATAAAGTTGGAGCAGCTAACCCTGTTACCCTTACATAATAAAGAGG